GATATCGCCTGTAACTCCAGTAGGCCCAGTATCGCCAGTTACGCCAGTAGGACCTGTAGGTCCAGTATCGCCTGTAACTCCTGTTGGTCCTGTATCTCCTGTGACTCCTGTTGGTCCTGTGGGACCAGTGTCACCAGTAACTCCTGTTGGTCCTGTAGGACCAGTATCACCAGTAACACCTGTGGGTCCTGTAGGACCTGTGTCTCCTGTGACTCCAGTATCTCCAGTGACTCCTGTTGAGCCTGTTGGACCTGTAGGTCCAGTATCGCCTGTAACTCCTGTTGGACCTGTAGGTCCTATGTCACCTGTGACACCTGCATCACCTGTAACGCCTGTTGGTCCTGTAGGACCTGTGTCGCCAGTGACACCTGTTGGACCAGTTGGTCCAGTATCTCCTGTTACACCTATATCTCCTGTTGGACCCGTAGGTCCTGTAATACCTGTAACACCTGTAGGACCTGTTGGTCCAGTATTACCTGTTGGGCCTGTAGGGCCTGTATCTCCAGTTGCACCTATATCACCAGTTACTCCTGTGACACCAGTTGGGCCTGTAACGCCAGTGGCCCCTGTTGGACCAGTAGCGCCTGTAGCACCAGCAATACCAACTGAACCTGCAAGATTTACTTGCCAAGATGCATATGTACCACTACCAACAAAGGTAGATACTGTAAATGTTAAAACACCTGTTCCTGAATTGTAATTTGTTACATCTCCAGTCATAGAATTATTTATATCAAATGCAACTATAACTGTTTGTCCAATTGTATAGTCTACATTTATATCTGCCAGAGTAAATGATTTAGTACCGCTTCCAATTGCTACTGAACTTGTAGATGTTGTAGCATATCTATCTCCGTCTGCTCCTGAAGTTCCTGTTGCTCCTGTAGGTCCCGTCGCACCTGTGGCACCTGACGCTCCTGTTGGGCCCGTTGGGCCTGTATCTCCTGTGACTCCTGTAGAACCTGTATCACCAGTTACACCAGTTGGGCCCGTTGGGCCTGTATCTCCTGTAATACCAGTGGGACCAATGTCTCCTGTTGGGCCTGTAGGCCCTGTGTCTCCAGTGACTCCTGTTGGGCCCGTTGGGCCTGTATCACCAGTAACACCTGTATCACCAGTAACACCTGTAGGCCCTGTAGGGCCTGTGTCTCCAGTAACTCCTGTTGGGCCCGTTGGGCCAATATCTCCTGTAACTCCAGTGTCTCCTGTTGGGCCTGTAGGCCCTGTGACACCTATATCACCTGTTGGGCCCGTTGGGCCTGTATCTCCTGTTACACCTGTGTCTCCTGTTGCACCTGTAACGCCTGTGGCACCTGCACCTGCAGGGCCAGATGGTCCTGACGGACCACTTGCACCTTGAACACCTTGGGGACCAGGAGAAGTTATTACTATCTCATTAGGTGGTTGTACTGGGGTCATTTCTTCTCCTTAATATTTTGATAAACTATCCATTGTATCATACTTGTCACACTGTTACCTGTGGAGATACTGTAATGGTTCCTTGAATAATACGATCTATAACCCCTGCATTATCAAGTTCTAAATCATAGACATAAAATCCAGAACCTAGTAATGCTGTTTGTTCATCAGTAATTGTAACTGCAATGTTTGCTGTTAACGGTGTTATTACTATTCCGTTGCTTGGAGAACTCAAAGTTAAATCTTTAACGGCTGTAAAACTACGAGCAACTTGCATTCTGGCAGTCATGCCAGTTAAATTAATTGGAGTTCCATCAGGATTGTTATAGACTAGGTTTATATAAAACACTGATCCTTGGTCCAAGGTAAAATTATAAACACCTGCAGTTGACATATTATTCCTTCTCCGTTACCCAAATTAAAAATGCCCCTACAACAATGAATGAAAGCGCAGGTAGAACTAAGAATAGTCCATATCCTACAAGACCTAATCCAACAACTTCTGTTACTATGGTCATATCTACTTTAGGTTTTTTCATTTTTCTCCTTTATATTGAATAGAATCTTGCTACAGGCTTTTTAGGTTTTGGTGCCATAGCACGATCAAAAGAAAATATAGAAGCAACTGCTGCGTCAATCTTCTTCTTATTTGTGCTCTTTGAAACCATAATACCCCTACTTGAAGTCTTAGTTACACAGTTTGCTATATGTCTATTCAGTACTTCATCTCCATCATGAGTAAAGGACTGATTAACTACCGCCTCATAAAAGCGTTGAGTTGCTGGAACCATACGCTCTGCTGTATTAGGATAACTAATAATAGGTAGCCCCTGTTCTTCTAAAATCATCATTGTGCGTTGCCATCTAGATGGGTCAAACACAACTTCTAAAACATTTACTCCCATATCTCTACAGGCATCAATAATTGTTTGTTCTACTTCTGCAACATTTACATGCCACATAGGGTCTGGATCTACATCTGGTAGTTCCCAAACTCCTAAAACTCTTACATGTGGTTTCTCATCTCCTAAGAACCATCCTACAATTGCTGTAGTATCTCCAGAAAAAGAACCATCAAAACCTATGATACAGTCTTCTCCAGGAATAATCTTTCTATTCTTTAAAATTAAACTATCCCATAAATCAGAAGGTATCCAAGATTCAGTATTACTTGTCCAGAGATTAAGTCTCTTTGTCATAAACTCATTTTGTGGAGTTAGCAAAGATGCAGACTTCATATCTTCTATACTGAGAATATCATTTAATGATGGGTTTGCCATAATCCAATTCAATTCATCTTTGTAATTTAGTTTTTCATCACCCTGATACCAGGCAAAAAAGAAAGAAGGATCTTCAACTTCGCCTTTTGCTATCTGAATACCTCTTTGATACATAGTGTAGCACAAAGATTCTTTACCTGTAGAGTCATATTTAGAGCCTGCTGTGGTAATACCTACCAACATTGGCTCAGTTCTAGCACCCATAGATAAGGATAATACATCATATAACTCTCTATTTGGCTGTGCATGGACTTCATCTATGACAATAAATGTAGAGTTTAAACCTTCTTTTGTGTAAGATTCAGATGATAGTGCTCTATATACAGATCCTGTTATAGGGTTATATATGGAGTTTTGATAGACTTGAAGCATATTACTTAGTTCTGGTTCTAGTTCAATCATCTTCTTTACTGTTTTAAAAATGATTCTGGCTTGTTCTTTATCCGCCGCCGCAGAGTAGATCTGTCCGCCATTTACGCCTAATACAATTTGTTCCAAAACAAGTGAGGCGATGAGTGCGGACTTACCATTCTTGCGAGGAACGCCAATAAGTGCTCTTCTGTGCTTTAGCAATCCACTATCTTTTTCAGCATATAGGCTGATGAGCAATTGTTTTTGCCAGTCTCTTAAAATAAACTTTTCTCCAGTATTACCAGCAACAGAATCTTCAGTTAGATGACATAGAGTTTCTATAAAATCTATAACATCATAGCCACGGCTATTTGCTAATTCAATATCTGTTACAGGTGATAGGTATGTTGGTGGCCAGTTCTTGGTTAACATAATTAACCTCTATACTGTAGTGAAAATCTGCTCTTGTCAAAGTCAATATCAATTATTTCAACTTCTATTTCCTGATGCATTGTAAATAATTCAGGTGTACTTTCGCCCATCTTGGTTTTATGTACAAGACCTGCAAGCATTCCAATTTCAACAAACATTCCGTATTCAGTTATTCCTGAAACCTTACCTTGATGAACTTGTCCTACTTCTAGTTTAGAAAACTCTATTTGCTTATCTTCTTTAATAATTTGCTCAACAAGTGAACGGCGATTAAGAACGATATTCTGTTTCTCTTTATCAATTGAGTGAATCAGAAACTCTGCTTCATGTCCTAGATATGCTGTAAAGTCTGTAACTCTTTCTACATCTACTAGTGAACCAGGCAAAAATGCCTTAACTCCAATATCTACAATTAGACCACCCTTGACAATTTTGACTACCTTACCAACAATTGGATCAGATGTTTCATATTTAAATTGAAGAGCATTCCAAAGGGCTTCTACTTCATTGTCCTTTAGAGAAATAATATATTGTCCTTCTTCGTTTTTGCTTAAAACTATTCCTTCTACTATCTGGCCTACTTCAATGCTAGTGCTTAATTCCTTATTTGGAATAAAGGCTTCTAACTTATCGCCAATATCTACTAAAGCACCTTCACGACTAATTTGAACTACTGTGCCAGAGATAGGCTGCTTGTTAGTCCATGTCTTCATTGATGCATCTATAGCAGCCATAAAATCTGCTGCTGTTCCTATATCGTTAATTGCTATTTGTTTCATTATTTGTTGTTTCCCCGTTTTCATAGATTACCGTTTCAGGCTCTACTAGTATATCATATTCTTCTACTAATATAACTTCTTCTGCCTTGGCACGGTTTTGCCTTCTTTCTAAAAGTCTGTCTATTGATGTTGCTGCTCTAACCTCTGCTACTCCAAGACGAGATCTTGATACAGGGTCAAACCCTAAAGATGTTAAAGAATCTGTATAGGCTTTGTTAATTGATACAAAAGCCCTACCATCATTGGCCTCAAGTGTACTCATATACTTTTTTCTTGCAGCCTCACTTGCATCAGCCAGGAAAGCAGCATTCTTAATAGCCTCAAGATCACTATCTGGACTAAGCCATGTAATGGCTATGCCCCAGGCACGATCCCATAAATTGATACCCTGCAAACCTAGGCCTTCTGGTGCTGGTGGAATCTCTTTAGCCATTGGCAAATGCGTAACATTGTCTAAATCTGGCAGTGCTCTTTGACCTGGATTGCCTAGCAATCGCTTTAGTTCTT